GAAACAGCAAGTTTATGTAGTGAAGTAGCATTATGGGGCATGGAAAAACAAGGAATTAAAGAAGTAATGTTTATTGCCGTAATGGATAGCAAGACTACAAAAATATGCCAAAGTATGAATGAACAAGTATTTAAAATAAATGATTGGAACACATATTATAGATATGTAGATAATAACTCTCTTTATAAAAAAAGATATGTAACAAAGGGATTAGTAATAGGGGAAAACAAGCCAGCATTACATTATAATTGTAGATCAGTTTTATACCCATATAAGTAATTGACTTTTTATATGAATATGATATACTTAAATTGCAAATAAACTAAATAATGCTGTCCTTTACTAATAATTGATTTATATATAAACTTTTTTCATAGTTAGTTTATTTGTGTTATTTCATTAAATAACCCCAAGTCTTGACGCAGAAATGCGTCTTTTTTTTATTAATTGACTTTATGATAATAAAATGCTAATATTAAATTGTAATAATTGAACACAAAGTATAAAGTAGTAAAACATAATGGGCGTTGAACATAATGGGGTATGAATTTATATAAGTGGGCGAGGAGGACAAATGGAAGAACAAATTACAGACAATGTTACAACCGAAGAGGCAAGTAACAAAACATTGACTTTTGATGAGGTATTATCAAGCAATAAAGAATATCAAGCAGAGTTTGATAGACGTTTGGCAAAGTCAAATAATAGTTTTTTAGAAACTAAAAAAGCAGAATGGGAAAAAGAATTTACTGAAAAATTAGCAAAAGAAAAAAGTGAAGCAGAGAAATTGGCTAAAATGAATGTTGAACAACAATTAAAATATCAAATAGATCAATTAAAGCAAGAAATTGCTGAAAGAGATGGAAAAATAAATGCTAGCCAATTAAAAGATGAAACTTCAAAAATACTAATTGAAAAAGGTATTCCAAATTCTTATTTGAATATGTTTGATTTTACTAAAGAAAATGCTGATACTATCAATTCAAAAATAGAAATGTTGTCTAATATAAGAAGTCAAGACATACAAGATAGTTTAAATGCAACTTTAAAGCAATCATCACCTCGTTATGTAAAAAATGATGCTGATGAAGAAATAGATCCGTATGTTGAAGGCTTTATGAGTGAATTATAAGAGGGAGAAAAATTAAAATGGCTATTAATTTAGTAACAAAGTTTAGTCCACTTGTAGATGAAAGATTTGAAGTGGAGAGTAAGACATCACTTGTAACAAACAAAGATTATGATTTTATTGGTTCTAAATCATTAAAAATTTATTCTGTTGAAACAGCAGAAATGAATAATTATGGAAGAAATGCAACAATTAGTAATGATGAAAGTAATGACCATGTAATGTCAAGATATGGTGTAATTAAAGATTTAAGTACATCTATTCAAGAAGTAACAATGGAAAAAGATCGTAGTTTTATTTTCGTAATTGATAAAATGGATCAAGATGAAACATTACAGGCTTTAAATGCAGGTTCTGCACTTGCAAGACAATTACGTGAAGTTGTTATTCCAGAAGTTGATACTTATACATATAAGAAGATGGCTGATAATGCAGGACATACTGAATATAATGTAACAATCACTAAATCAAATGCTTATGAAAAATTAACAGACGCAACTGAATATTTAGATGAGAAAAAAGTGCCAACAGATGGACGTGTAGCAGTAGTAACACCTGGCTTCTATAAATTATTAAAACAAGATAGCAACGCAGTATTAGAAACTGAAGTAGGACAAGATATGCGTGTTAAAGGTGTAATTGCTAATATGGATGGAATGGTTATTCAAAAAGTTGTTAGTTCATTACTACCTACAAATATTAACTTTATGGTAGCACATAAAGTAGCAACTACCCAAGCAATTAAATTGGCTGAATATGATATTATTGATGGCGGAGCACTTGCTTCTGGAAACATCGTAAAAGGTAGGATTTATTACACGGCTTTCGTTCGTAATAATAAGAAAAATGCTATTTACGTAAGCACAAAAGCACAAGCACCAGCAAGTTTATAATAAAGGAGGCATTATATGTTAGAAGAAATAATAAGACAATTAGGCGATAATTACGATACAAGTGATGAGCAAGTTTTAATTGACTTAATTGATGAGGCAACATATAGTGCCTTATCTTATACTAACAGACAAATAACAGATGATACTATTGATAATGCTATTAAAAGATGTGTAATTGCTTTATATCTTCAAAGAGGTGGCGAAGGAACAACGTCTACAAATGAGTTGGGAAAAAGTGCTTCATTTTATAATGCTATTGAACGTATGAAACAAGAATTATTAACGGAAGGAAAACGTAAGATATGCTAATAAAAAATCTTGTTGAGTGTGATTTAAAAAAAGCAGAAAAAGAGAAAACAGCAACAGGTAATTTAATAGTTAGTGATTATAAATTAATTAATTCATATAGGGTTCAAAAAGATACGTTACAAGACATTATAACAACTACTATGTATGGTAGTGATGTGAATAAAATGTTACGTATTGCAAGCCCTTTACATGATTTAGAAGCATATTTATTACCAAAAGTAGATAATAAAGAAGATAATATCTCTTTATACTATGTATTTATTAATGACGTGCAATACAAAATAGTAGCAGTTCGTGAATATTATGTTGATATAAAGAGGCTATGAAAACAATAAATGAATTAGCCCGTTCGCTAGAAGAAAAAGCAAATAAGTTTGTTGATGAAAAAGTAGAAAAAGCATTACAAAAAACGGCACAAAATATATATGATGATGTTGTAAGTTTTGCACCTGGAAATGGACGATATAAAGAAAGTATTAAAATTTATCCAATAGAAAAAGACAATAAAAAAATGTCCGTATTTATTGGAAGTGATTTAATGGTAGGACCGACAAAATGGGGACCAACAACAGACCCATGGTTAGGTGGTGGATATAGTAATAATGCACCAGCAGGAACAAGATATAATTTAGGTTATTTACTTGAACATGGAACTTATGAACATGCTATACCAAACGCTTTTGGATTAGGTTTTTATTGGAGTTTTACTTCAAAAAATGGAACATTTCATAAAGGAACATTAGATGAAAATTGGCATCCTGGAACACTTGCACAACCTCATTATTCAATAGCATTAGAAAAGAATAAAAAGTTATTTAAAGATAATATAAAATTGGCATGGAGGGAAAAATGACATTAAGAAAATTTATACAAAATAAATTAGATGAAATAAATGACATTGAAATTGGAACCGAAGTGCCTGATGATATGTTAGTAGAAAATAAAGTATATTTTAGTTATTTATTAAGTAATAATTTAATAAATGATGATTACGAACATAATGGAACATATAATGTATCTATTAATGGTTATTTAAAATTAAAGACGTCAATAGATGTTGATAGTTTAAGTTTAATAGATAATGCTGAAAAAATATTGCAAAACAAATTAAAAGAAATTAATTTTAAAGTAAGTTATAATGATGTAAGCATAATTGATAACATACGAAAAATACAAGTGCGAGCAAATGCAACTTACAATGAAATTAATAATGGAATAATATAAGGAGGATAAATGGACGATAGTAATTTTTATGAAAAAAATTATCATGCGTATAATGGTAGTAAACTAGAATATTCAAGTACAGAAACTGGTTCTTATACAAGAATACATGGTTTACGTAATTTACCAGATATTGGTGGAGAGCCAAATGAAATTTCTACAACAGATCTTGACAATGAAGAATATGAAACTGCTATGTACGGCTTAAAACCCGTTCAAAAATACACTTTTGAGTTCAACATGCAGGATCCAAGTGTTACAGCAAATATTAAAATTGCAAGTGATCTTGAAGACGCTGATAATTTCTATTATTGGAAATTGACTTATTCAAATGGTATAACGGTAACTTTTCAATCAAAAGTTAAAACTACAATATTAGGTGGTAATAGTGGAGATTTAATTGGATTTCAAATGCACCTAGCACCAAAGAATGAGCCAACAAAAACAATACCAACAAATGTAAGTTTATAAAGGGTAGGGTACAAATGCCCTTCCCTTATTTTTATATAAAGGAGAAAATATGAATTATTTTGTATATACATATACGAATAAGAATGGGGAAGAAAAAGAGTTGAGATTACGTTTAACAAGTGGCGACGCTATGGAAATTGAAAACGTAAAGAAAA